CGGTGAATTATCACGAATAGAAGCAGATGAGTGTGAGATTGAAGGATATACTGAAGACAATAAAATTGGATTTGGTAGGAAGGATGATGTTTTTAATTATTTGAAAGATTATGATGGCACATCCTCTTGATGAAAAAAACATAAAGCATAACTATGTTGTAAGACTGCAAACACTGGCGAAAACATGGGAGAAGAAATGGGAAGGGGCGTTATTCCACTCTCAAAAATTACAAGAGTTGTGGATTTCCGGCTATTATAACAAAGGATACGGACGTTGGCATCTCATTAATCTAATGAACCGTGCCGTGTCTGCTGGTGTGTCTTACCTGGCAGAAGGTGATCCAAAAGTATCTATAGAGCCTAAAGCCCCAAAGATGAGGTCATTTGCATACGCAATGAAACTCATTGTTAACTTCCTCATTGAAAAGAACAACTTCTCAGAGAATGTTCTTATCCCAGGTGCAATAGCATCTTACTTTGGTGCAGCTATTGCCAGAACATTTAACGAGTATGACAGATGTGTGTCAATTGACAATGAAAGAATAAAGGTTGGAAGTCCTAAAGTTGCTATCATAGAACCGTGTGACTATGTAGGCGACCCAAGTGTAAAGGTTAGGGCTGACTTTGCCTTTGAAGGAGATATATATCGTTTGCCGACCGAATATGCCAAAGACTTATTCGCACGTAAGGATAAATATGGCAAACAGGTAGCAGATTTCATTGAGTCTGACTGTAATCTTATCACAAAATACAGTGCTGAAGAGATAACATCAAAAGGTGGTTATGACTATAATAAAATGGCATTGGAGGAGTACAGTACATTTATAGATATATATAACTATAAGGAAAAAACAATTGAGACAATAATGCCTATGGGACATAAGGCTGTTGTTCTTAAAACCATTGACAGTAAATTTAATCCATACGACTATTTGGGGTATCGTTACCCTACTAATTGCCCTATACCAATTCCACCTGCATGGGAGATTTACGACCTTGATACTACTACAAACATAGTTGCAGATGCTGAAAGAAGAAAGGCTGAAGCACAAAGAACTGTTATAGCTGCCGAACCAACCGGAAAGAAAGCCGCAGAAGCTGTGGTAAAATCAAAAAAAGGTGTGGATGTTTTAACAGTTAAGGGTTTGGATGGTGTAAAGCAATTTAACTTTGGTGGAGTGTCAAGTGAGGGATTAGGTTGGATGCAGTGGGCTGACCAAGAGTTTCAAAAGGCTGGCTCTACTACAAGTGACATATTCAGAGGTTCAGGCCCAACGTCAGAAACACTTGGACAAGACCAAATGGTAATGTCAAATGCCTCTCGTATGGTTAATGGTTATTACATTCGTTTCCACAACTGGATGACTTCTATCCTCCGTAAATGGACTAATCTGGTTATGGATAATCCAGCTTTGTATGTTGAAGTATTAGACACTGTTAAGATTCCAGGGTTGGGTGATTATGAATATCCGGTGTATTTTAGCAAAGCGGATAAGGTTGCAGATTTTTCACAACTTATATTAAATGTTGTTCCATACAGCACACAACGTAAGACACCTGAAATGAAGTATCAATCGTTATTCCAGTTTGCTACGGCGTGGATAATGCCTACATTGCAATTGAGACGTGAGCAGGGGGCTGATATTGATTTGCAAATGCTTGATGGTGTCTTGGCTGAATACGGTGGATTTGATAGTTTTCCACAATGGTATAAATCTGTATTGCCGAGTGACAATCCTGATGTGGATTACTTAATGAAAACAGGTGAAGGCAAGAAAAATGCAGGTCAGATGTCAGATCAATTGGGTGCTACGCTTCCCTCTAAAGTTGCTAACTCACAAGGGTTTGATTTACGTAATGGCATAGGCGAAAACAGATTAACATCAACAGGGGAACAACAATGAAAGGAGGTTACAAAAATGGATTAAAAAAATGTTGTTGTTGTAAACAATGGTTGCCTCTTTCTGATTTTGGAAATAATAAATCTAAATGGGATGGATTGGCGAGTGAATGTAAGAAGTGTGTAGTAAAACATAGTCAAAAATACGCAAAAACAAAACAAGGACAAAAATCCAGAAAAAGATATAACAGCAGTAAAAAAGGAAAACTGACTAATAAAAATGGGCATCTAAGATATAGATATAATATAACTTTGAAAGAATATGATAGAATGTTCAAGGAGCAAAAAGGAGTTTGTGCAGTTTGTGGTCGAGTTGAAACACATAAAACACATCATGGAAAGGTTGGATTATCGGTTGACCACAACCACAAGACTGGAAAAATTAGGGGATTATTGTGTACGAAATGCAATACTGCACTTGGAATTATGGAAGAAAATAAAGAACTAATGTTAAAACTAATAAACTATCTTATGGAGAGTAACTAACCATGAAACGGACATTAATTTATGTTTTGTTTTTAAGTTTTGTTTTTGGGATTACTGGATGTATTGATAAACCACAAAAAGAATCTGAAAATACTTCTATATCATTTGTTGATATAGTCGCTAAAAGCATAAAGTCTGTAGTACATATAAAATGTAAATCTTGGCAAGGTTCTGGTTTTATCATTGACAAAAACATAATCTGTACGGCACGGCACGTTGTAGAAGATGTTGAGGATTTTGAAATCACATTTAATGATGGCAGAAAAGTTTACGCAACAAGAGCTATATCGGATAAAGAACATGATATTGGATTCATCTGGGTTGAAGAGGACATGAATGATGTTGTCAAGATTGGAAGCATCAAGGAATGTAAGTTAGGTCAGAATGTGTTTATCGTTGGCTCTCCTTATGGAGACATCAATTTCAATTCAGTTTCAAAAGGTATAATTTCAGGGCTAAATAGAGATTGGGATGAATCTAACCCATACACTGGAGAACGCTATGGTTGGGGGATTACTTTTACATCTGATTCTGCTGCTCATCCAGGTAATAGTGGCGGTGCTGTATTTACACTTGATGGTGTCGTTAGAGGTATTCTTGTCGGAGGTTATTCCCCTGTGCTTAATTGTTCTATGCCGTGTAATTTATTTATGTCGGATATAGAATACATAAAAATGATGTTCATTATGGATAAGTACCAAAAGGAAGTTACCCCAACATACTCAGAAAATGATTACTATAATCATGTTGACGATACGGAGTATTATTGACATACTGGAATACTAAATGAAAGAAGCATTAATAATAATTGGAACAGCATTAATAATTACTACTGTTTCTATACTTAGTGCATATAGTATTATATGTGTTCTTAATAGAATAGGAATATTATAAAATGCCCAAAGAGTTAGAGGCAAAACTTAAACGCTCTGGACGTAAAAAAGGCTTTGTCGGTAAGCTGCTGGATAAATATGTCTATGGCAGACTACGTAAAACAGGCTGGAAGCCGAGTCATCAGAAGAAAAACAAAACAAAATACCAGAGAAGTAAATAATGTCACTACCTAAGACACATACATTCTGTGGAACTAAGTATCACTTAATATTTGATGAGTTAGACGGTAATTGTGACACCGATGATAAATACTGGATGATAGTTGAGCGTGATTTGAATAAACGTATTGGATTGGAAACAACTATTCACGAATCATTACACGCGTGTAACTGGTCTGCGTCAGAGAAAAAAGTAACGCAAACGGCCAGAGATATATCAAGATTACTTTGGAAAATAGGTTTTAGGAGACAAGACAAATGAAATCGTTAGAAGGTTACACAATTGAGCAAGTAAAAGAAATGTCGTATGAAGAGTTAATGGTGTTGGCGGAAAAAGTTAACAAAGAAATGCAAGTGGAAGATATTCGCAAAAAGATTATCAATATGATTGATGCTATGGACGCTGAAAATTCTGTGATTGAAGGAATTGTAGGAAAGGACGTTTTGGGAAAGAATTGATAGGAAAGATGGTAAAAGATATAACACAAGAAAGAGAGGTTAATTATCGTTTACTGCTATACATGTAGTTTGGAAAAAGGTTGTGGCCATACATTTGAACGCTCTATGTCTGTTAAAGACTGGAAGCAAAGAGTTAAATGTCCAAAGTGTGGCAGAATGGCTCCACAAAATCTATTGGCTCAACATGCCGGTGGAAATATTGATAGTCAGATGATGGAATACACAATGGAAGGAGAACGAGGTACTCGACTTTATGGTGCGTGTTATCTTCCTCATCAATTAGAAGATGCAAAGAAGAAACATCCGAATAGGCGGTTTAGGTTAGTGAATAACTGCTACTTACCGGTGATAAAACATAGGCGTGACAAACTACAATACTTGAAAGAGTATGGTAATTATGTGGAGTATGATTGATTATGACAAAATACAAAAGAACAAATTTAGGGACAAAAAATAGATATGATGCAGTAGCTAAACCAACAAAGAATAAGATAGACTATCCAAGTTTTTATGTTAGAAAAAAATTGCCTTTGGATATAACGGCAATAGGTAAGTCGTTTGAGGTTAAGGCCAAAATAAAATTTGTTGGTTTAGATCAAAATACAAACGAAAATGGAGATGACTTAAGCTATAGTTTTGATGTTATTAATATAGAATTTTAATAGGAGATAAGAAATGAATAGTGACATAATTCAAAAGTGCTGTATATGTAATGCCGACTTTAGACCAGGTTCGCTT